GCCATAACAATCAACCCTGGGTGATGGTAGCAACAGGCAGGGCAAACAAGGTACCCGCCCCAATAAGGTTGCAAGTCAGGACATCACCAACGGTGTACCATTGGCCACCACGCACCAGAGTGGAAGCAGTCACAGCACCACCAGAAACGGTCAGGGTAGCAGTAGCACCATAACCAGTACCACCAACAAGAGCCACGTTGGTATAGGTGCCGTTGGTGTAGCCGGAGCCGTTGACACGGGTGCCGAAGGATGCCACAGCACCGGTTTCAGCACGACGAACGGTTCCAGTAGCCTTTGCGGAAGGCAGACCAGTCGTGGTGGAGGTAGGCTTAACACGAGCAGCCCGAACGGTACGGATAGCCGTCTCAGCAGCATCCACAGTAGCGTTAAGAGCCACGGTGGTAGCAGCAGCGCCAAAGGAAGCAGCAACGGTGGTGGTGGTAGTCACGCCACCGGAAACGTTAGTGGTGGTATGGACTTTGTTGTTCTGTTGGGTTTCATCCGTCTTACCAGGAGCATTAGAGATGCTACCGTAAGTAGTCGAATCAGCAGTAGTAGACATAATTTTAATTAATAAGAGAACTAGCTAGTTGTCCAAGAAAGGACCTTAGAAAAATTGGAATGATCAAAACAGTCTTGACCAATCCACCAAGATAACCAGTGGTTCGAACCTTTAGACTGGTTGCACTTGAGACAGGCAGGTACGACATTAGACGAAATGTCATGTCCTCCTTTAGCTTTTGGGGTGACGTGATCCAGGGTAAGATTATCCGTAGCTCCACAATAGACACACTGGTTATTCCAATGTTCCTTGATAGATCTCCGCCATAATCTTTTAGCTTCGGAGGATGTCATGGCCCTTAGGTTGTAAAGGTAATCGGAAGGGGCTTTCAGAACCATTAAAGGATCCTGTGTGGTTTACTTCTTCTTTTTGGGGAAGCCTGCTTTCATGTTTGCATATGCCTTAGGAGACACAGTGCTTTTGCTTTTGGGGCGACTTGTCCCAGCGGCCCGGCGCTTATTCATGTTGGCGTAGAGGCCAGGAGGCTTAGCGTTTCCTTTGTTCATTTCTTTGTACTCTTGCCGTTAGATCCGTTACGAGCGCGGTTTTTGACTGGCGATTCCTTTACTAAACGGCCACTCTTTGTATGTGAAAGATCATCACCACCCTTGCCCATCACGCCACGTTTCCGTCGCGCATCAGCAAGTTCAGCTCGATACTTTCGATCCTTTGGGGACTTGTTTTCTTTTGTATCGTAGGCTAGTTTCTTTGCGTATGCTTCGGGGTTATTCCGATAATACGCAGCACTACGCCTAGGGGTTGTTGCTCTTTTGGGTGCCATAGTTTTGATCCTTAAAGAATACTTCGTGTTCAAGGCGCTCAATCCTTGTGTTAGAAGCACTTACTCTTTCGACCAGCACCTCAACTGATTTAGCAATGTTATGAAGGGTGATTAAGTGCCAGCTAAATAAACCCAGGAAGGCGGTAGCCGCTAGGTTCCTGAGCATAACCGACAAATCTTCATCGTTACTATCGGATGGCCCTTTCGACATCCTCCATCTCCAATTCAAGACTGTTAAAGAGGGTGGCAAGTGGAGAACCAAGCACAGGGACACCAGTGATATTATTTTTGGCAAGCCAATCAGCGGATGCCTTTAGATCCTGCGTGGTGGCTGTGCCTGACTTAATGCGATTGATCAATTCATTAGTCACCAATCCATGAAGCTCATTAAAAGCTTCCTCTGTTGCGCGAGTTGTCATAATGGGAATTTACATAGAAGTCGGGGACACTACGAGGGTTGCTCAAATATCCGGGAACGGCGCGGTGGGTGGGGTGAAGTTAGCCGTGTAGCGGGCGACGCCAAGAGTCACGCGAAGTTCATCAATGTTCCCAGTTAAATATTCAAGACCTGAGCGAGCGCCAATATCAGTAGTTAAATTTGCAGGAAGAGAGCCCGTGTAAGCAGAGGACGTGGCTGCGATTGTTCCGTTGATCCACAGCCTGTAGATACCAGCTTGTCGCGTACAGGCAACATGCGTCCACGTCTCGGTGCTTAGCGTTGCTGCGCTAATTACATCGTCGCCAAGATTGGCATCACCGGAAAAAGCTCTCAAGGCTTTTGTTGATTCAATTCTGAACGTAGGGCCGCCACCTTGCCGCTGCGAAAAAAGCGTGCCAGTAGAATTGAAACCTGCCGGCAAATAAATAAATGCTTCGACAGTAAAAGGCTGATTGCCAAAATTAAGGCTGGCTGTTGACGCTACCCGCAGGTAGTCTCCATTGCCGTCAAAAGCAATACTTGCACCACCAAACTTACTTTGAGACGTACTAATTTGTGCGTTACCAAATGTTGTTACAGCATGTGCAAACCGGCTACTGTCAACAATGGTCGTGCTGCCATTGGTTCCATTGCCGTGGAGGAGCAGGGAAACGTTCTGAATCCCCTGCTTGTCAACCGGCGTCTTCTCGGACCCTGTAATAACCCAACTCATGGCACCATCCTCCAGGGGTGATTAGTGGCAGTGGTTAATAGTGAGGTGGTCATAGGGCTATGCGGCGGAAGGCGCGGACGAAATGTGAAGCTGGTGTTTTGCTAGTGGCATTTAGTCTTTGCCCATTGTTATAGTTAAAAACATTGGCGCGGTTGGAAGCTGTTTGCGTCGAAGTCCACCGCTGAGTAGAGCCAAAAGATTCCGCGCCCGCAAAAATAGACACTGAGGTTTGGGCTGGATAAGTGGAAGTAAAGACGCTTGCCCTAGCTGGCACAGAGTAAGCGTTTATGCCGCCACCCGTGTTGTTAGAGGTAGTTGTTCCTTTGAGATTAAAGTAGGCAACATCGTGCTCTAAAAGTGCTGGTAAGTACCAATCGTTAAACCCGCCGATGCTCAAGCCTGTACAAAAATTAGCAGCGGGATGATCGACAATGCCTGCTGTGACCATTGCAGCAGTATTTGCAAAACCATCAAACAAGCTATTCGTGTCGGGTGTGTTTGTATCAGTTGTTTTCCAGCTTAATAGGGTAGAAGCCTGCCCTGTCGCTACAGGTGCCACGATCAACGCATGGGTGGGATTCCCGTCCGCCGTGTGGCTGATGTAGCCGGCGAAGTACCCACCGCCCCAAGGCTCACCCAGTACAGCCGGATACTGCTGGATCCTGGAAAGCACCACCTTCCCCGGCACATAAATCGGGCTCATGGCTTCACCTCTTGATTAGTGTTATAGGTTTCGGTCATGGTATTGCTACTCCAAATGCGGTGATGAGTGCTGTGACGCGGGCGTCAAGTAGAGCGAGGTCTAGGGATTCGCCTATGGAATAGAAGGCGAGGCGTCCAGTAAAAAGGTCACTGCCTGTACTCAAAGTTCTTGCAAAAACCGCCAGATTACCAGTAGCTGGGGTTTGGCTTGTTCTAGAAACCGTAGAGTTTCCCCCGCCAGAGCGTACGGTGTAGGTATCAGCAGACGGCCTAGACATTCCAACTAGCCCAGAAACAGTAAGACTGATGGAATCTGCAGAAGAATTCTTATTTCTTGTGAAGAAACTCGACGAACTAGCACCAGTAAAATTAACTACTCCTGTAGCATTAAAAGTTCCGCCGTTTCCAGCCCAGTTCCCTGCTCCAAAAGACGACATATAAACTGCTACGTGCTGGCTGTTCTGTGGATCAGCGTTGTTGGCGCGGTTGCTATCCAGATATTTTGTACTGCCATCTCCCACTAGCCCTGTCTTCCGGTCGTAGTTGGCGTCAACAAAATTGAAAGAAGTAGGGGCAGCACCCACCAACGGTGTCAAAGCACCAAGGCGTGTCCTGGCCCCAGCAAGAATGCAGCTCGCCTTGATGGCGCTCCAGGTGCCGTCCAGCTTGCAGCCGACCACAAAGTCGTTGATGGCTTTGCCGACACCGAACTCCAACAGTTGACCATCAGCCGCTTCCACCGCATTGACGTATGCAATGGCGTCGGCATCAGTCATACCGTTGAAGCCCGGCTTGACGATCAGCGTCATACGTCACCCCCAGGATTAGTGTCGTTGGTTTCTACGGGGGTAGGCTCTTCTTCTTGGGTAACCCCGATATAGGGGGTCCCATCAGCGTTGAACTGTGGCGGGATGGGGCCGGTGTAGTACGGGCCGACCTTGAGGTCTTGGCACGCCTTACGGGAAACGGATTCGGCGTACTCAGCAACCACGTCCTCAGGGTCTTTGCCCTCAAGATTGGCGGTAGCAATGATGCCGGGGACGAGCGTGTCGTCGATTGTGATTTCAAAAGTAGCCATAATGATTAAGCGAGAATACCAACGGATCTAAGGGCAGCCACAACCTGAGCGATTGTGTACCCATCAAAAGTGGACGTTGGGTGAATGGAGCCACCCGAATCAACTACAAAGGTTGCCGCAGAAATGGCGGTTGTGGGTTGAACAACTGGAGACTTATTCCAAAAGCCCAGTTTCTGCGTGGTGGCCGTGCCGATCTTGGTGCCGGTGGTGGTGCCAACCGCAATGTCGTTGGCATCAGCAAGCGTGAAAGTGGTGTTGCTCCAGGACCATTCGCTGGTGCCATTGATTTGAAGGTCCAGCAGCCGCCCGGTGAAGCCAGATGCCGCATTAACACCCAAGCCCGTGCCGGCGGTGCTCCAAGCCGTGCTCGTAGCGCCAGTGGGCTCGATCAGCACCTGAGGCTTGGTTGTGGTGGACGTACCACCCGTAAACCAAGTGCCGGTGACGTCCAGTGGCGGAGTGCTGGCTGCTCCGTTAAGGGCCAGCGTCACATCACCAGTAGCGCCAATGACGGTGCTAGGTACGCCTGCGTACGCCCCAGCGTTGTTGTAGGTGAGCTGGCCAGAGGAGCCGGAAACCAGCCCAACAGTCCCGGTAGCATCGGGGAAGCTGATGGTGCGGTTTTGGGTAGGTGTTACGGTTTGAAGGGTTGTAGTAAAGGTTCCCCCATCATCCAAAACAACATCTCCACCAACCTCAAGCTCTTTATTAACATCATCCCAAAGAAGATCAGGAGAAGCATCTAGCTGTGCTGGACTACCTCCATCATTAAATTGGATTTCTCCAGCACTACCAGCAGGAGTTGCACTGCCACCACCACCAGCACCAGGAATCCAGCTATCAGTAGCAGAATCATAGACAAGAGCATCTCCATCATTAGGAGGAGGAGTCAGGTCTACATCATTAAGAGACCCAATAGAGGGGCCACAAGTGTATCGTGTATCGTTAGCATCTCCAATGACGGTACTATACCAACCATTAGAGCCATATGTCCAGAGGGTATCATCCTCTGTATGCGTGTCCCCAATGTTAGGACTAACAGGAAAGGCCATAAATTTGAAAGATAAGGTTTATTTTTATGATTTTTGGATGATTTTCCGAAAGGTCATGTACCATCCAGAGCCATTACCCTCTACCATCCATCGTTTGGACCAGTTTTTCCAAGTATAGGGGACATATTTACCCCCAACACCCGGTTTAACGTACCCACCGTTGGCATTATCCATTTCCCCATAGGGGTCGTGGCAAATAACATGGGTATCCGTAAGGCCCACAACTAACATCCAATGACCTCCCCCTGTTGGAGCATGAGCAGGACCCTTATGAAGGATGCCACATCCTACCGGGTAGCCCTTTTCTAGCTCCTTTTCAAGAATAGTGAGGGTGCCATTCTTTAAAAAGGATGCCTTGACCCCATAATGAGAACAAGCACGGACATGAGATAGGGCCTGAGTGGTGTCTCCGTACTTAAGAACGGTACGGAGATAATCATCATCAGCATTGGAGCCCAACAAGGCAGTTGGATTGAGGTATTTCACCGCCATCGCACACGTACTCGAAAAGCACATGCGATCACCATGTTTGGTAGCAGAGTCTAGCTGAGGAAAGTATTGAGGGACCTTTAAAGTAATGTTAGTCACTCACCTTACCAATCACTTGAGGATGGAATCTTTGACCTTTTGAATCTTGTCGTCTTCCGAACGGAAGGGTTTCAGGGAATTGACAGCATTGAGGAGAAGTTGAACGATGCTGTTCTCCTTAAGTTTGCTGTTGCCAACAACTTCAGAAGCAATAAACAGGGCAAAGAAGGCAAGAGTTTCGTAGGAAACTTTAAGACCAAGAATAGTAAGCATTGGTGTTAGCGGCCTTGACCGCGAGAAAGTTTGCGAGTCCCTTTAGGAAGGCTATGTTGGCCTTGCCCTTGACGGGTTTTCTTGGGTGGCCCTGGAACGTGGACCACCTTCGTCATTGATTTTGGTTTACCCACGTTAGGGGAGTCCGAATAGTTC